TCAATTAAAGAAGCCGATAGCTCGTCTAGTAATTAAGGATCTAATAATAGGAGATGGTGCCCAAAAGGAAATAAAGTTATTATCTAATAAACTTAATTTATTAGAAAGCAAGGTTTTTATTAAAGATAGTGTTATATTTAATTTAAATGAAAGAGTTACAAATTTCGAGAGTATGTTAAATACTCAATCTGATCAAATTGCTTTATCAAGAGAATTATCTGCTAAATTACAACTGGATTTAAAAAAACAAAAAGTTAAAACAAAATTAATGTCTGGAGCAGGAATAATAGCTGTAGTTGGTATTTTAGTACTAGTAAAATAAATATGGCAGATTTAAAAAAAGTAATAAGACAAGAATACCTGAAATGTGCCAAGGACCCAGTGCATTTTATGCGTAAATATTGTTATATACAGCACCCACAACGTGGACGCATACAATTTAATCTATACCCTTTCCAAGAAAAAGTACTAACGTTAATGCGCGATAATCCATATTCGATTATCTTAAAATCTAGACAATTAGGTATATCTACATTATCCGCAGGTTATTCTTTATGGTTGATGACATTCCATAAAGATAAAAATATATTATGTATTGCAACAAAACAGGAAACAGCTAAAAACATGGTAACAAAGGTAAAATTTATGTATGAAAATTTACCTTCATGGCTTAAAATTACAGCAGCAGAAAATAATAAATTAAATCTTCGATTATCAAATGGGTCACAAATTAAAGCAACATCAGCTTCAAGTGATGCAGGTAGATCAGAAGCAGTATCTTTACTACTAATTGATGAGGCAGCATTTATTGATAATATTGGAGAAATTTGGGCTTCAGCACAACAAACCTTAGCAACAGGTGGTGGTTGTATAGCATTATCTACCCCTTATGGTACAGGTAATTGGTTTCACCAAACATGGACAAGAGCTGAAGGTGGTGAAAATGATTTTTTACCTATTAAATTACCTTGGTATGTACATCCTGAAAGAGATGAAGCATGGAGAAAAAAACAAGATGAATTACTAGGAGACCCTAGAATGGCAGCACAAGAATGTGATTGTGATTTTAGCACATCAGGTGATATTGTATTTTATCCTGAATTAATAGATTTTTACGAAAAAACATATGTAAAAGATCCTATGGAAAAAAGAGGAACAGACCAAAATTTATGGGTTTGGGAATCTGCAGATTATAGTAGAAATTACATGGTGGTAGCTGATGTATCTAGAGGAGATGGAAAAGATTATTCTGCATGTCATGTTATAGATACAGAAACAAATGTACAAGTTGCTGAATATAAAGGACAATTAGGTACAAAAGAATATGGACATTTATTAGTTGGATTAGCTACTGAATATAATGAAGCAATGTTAGTAATAGAAAATGCTAATATTGGTTGGGCAACTATACAAGTTGTTATTGATAGAGGTTATGCTAATCTTTACTATTCACAAAAGAGTGAGTCCGCCAATGTAAATTCGTATTTTGATAAATATCAAGACCACTCTAAAATGGTAGCTGGTTTTACAATGTCCTCTAGAACACGACCTATGGTAATAGGTAAGTTTCAAGAATATATTGGTGATAAAGGAGTAACAATTCAATCAAAAAGATTGATAGAAGAAATGAAAACATTTATTTGGCGTAATGGAAGACCAGAAGCACAATCAGGATACAATGATGATTTAGTTATGGCTTTTAGTATGGCAATGTATGTTAGAGATACAGCATTAAAATTTAGACAACGAGGAATAGATTTAACAAAACAAACATTAAACAATATGTCAGTTAATAGAACTCCCTACCTGGGAAGTTATGGTGGAGGAAGCGGTCAAGTGCCAAATCCATACCAAATAGACACACCAGGTGGTAAAGAGGATATTAGTTGGATATTAGACTAATATTTATAACAATAATTATATATTAATATGGCGGAAAAAGGCGTATTTTCAAGATTAAGAAGATTATTTTCTACAGATGTAGTAATACGAAATGTAGGAGGTAATCAAATAAAAACAATAGATTCGGGACATATCCAATCCAGTGGAGAATATGAAACGAATTCATTAATAGATAGGTTTAATAGAGTATACTCTACTATGCCTACCTCTTTATATGGGGCTCAATTTAACTTAAATTACCAATATTTAAGAACACAATTATACTCAGAATATGATGTAATGGATCAAGATGCAATTATCGCTTCTGCCTTAGATATTGTAGCTGATGAATGTACATTAAAAAATGATATGGGTGAGGTGCTTCAAATTAGAAGCTCAAATGAAGACATACAAAAATTATTATATAATTTATTTTATGATGTATTAAACGTAGAATTTAACCTATGGATGTGGGTTAGACAAATGTGTAAATATGGTGATTTTTTCTTAAAATTAGATATAGCAGAAAAATTCGGTGTTTATAATGTAATACCTTACACTGCTTATCATATTGAAAGAATCGAAGGATCTAATCCAAACAATCCTGCTGAAGTAAAATATAAATGGAATCCTGATGGATTTGCAGGTAGTTCTTATGGGTATTATAATGTACCAGGACAACAATTAGATGCAGGTCCAGATGATAAAGGAGCTATAATATATGACAATTATGAAATGGCTCACTTTAGAATGGTTGGTGATGTTAATTACCTTCCTTATGGTAGAGCATATATTGAACCAGCTAGAAAATTATTTAAACAATATACATTAATGGAAGACGCGATGTTAATTCATAGAATTGCTCGTGCACCAGAAAAAAGAGTATTTTATGTAAATGTTGGAGCTATCCCTCCAAATGAAGTAGAAGCATTTATGCAGAAAACTATTTCAAACATGAAACGTACTCCACTTATGGATGAAAAAACAGGTGAATATAATCAAAAATATAACATGCAAAATATGTTAGAAGATTTTTATATTCCAGTTAGAGGTAATGATCAATCAACAAAAATTGATACTACACCTGGATTACAATATGATGGTATTGCTGATGTTGAATATTTAAGAGAAAAATTATTTGCAGCACTTAAAATACCAAAAGCGTTTTTAGGGTATGATGAAAATATAGAAGGTAAAGCTACATTAGCAGCCGAAGATATTAGATTTGCTCGTACGATAGATAGAATACAAAGAATATTACTATCAGAACTAAACAAAATAGCTTTAGTACATTTATATACTCAAGGTTATACAGATGAAACATTGACAAATTTTGAATTATCAATGACAACACCATCTATTATATATGATCAAGAAAGAATTGAATTATTAAAATCTAAAGCCGAATTAGCAGGTACAATGTTAGAACAAGGTTTAGTACCATCTGATTGGATATATCATAATATCTATCACTTTAGTGAAGACCAATATGATGAGTATAGAGATTTAGCTAGAGAAGATGCTAAACGTAAATTTAGATTAGAACAAATTAAAGCAGAAGGTAATGATCCTGTATCAACAGGTAAATCATATGGTACACCTCATGATTTAGCATCATTATATGGTTTAGGTAGAACACAATCAGACCCAGCAAATGTACCAGACGGATATGCTAAAGATGATCCTAAATTAGGTCGTCCAGTAGATTCAATTACTAATAGAGGTAAACAATCTAATAATTTTGGTAAAGATCCATTAGGCGTAAAACGTATGAAGGATACAGACAAAAATGATGGAGATGGAAGACCTAGTGTTAGGGAATCTGAAAGTGCTCAGGTAACATTCCTAAAAAATAAGGAAATGTTCCGAAAAATGAACAAAAAACAGTTGGTATTTGAACAAGATCAAGATGATAGTAAATTACTTGATGAATCTCAACTAAAAGGTTAATATTTATAAATAAATATATTTTTGATGAAAATAAAACATTCAAAGTATAAGAATACAGGTATTCTTTTCGAATTACTGGTTAGACAAATTACTGCAGACACTTTAAAGGGTGATGATTCACCTGCTATTGGTTTATTAAAAAAGTATTTTGTTAAATCTGAGTTAGGTAGAGAATACAAACTGTATGAATCGATACTAAAATCTAAAGTAATTAATGAATCTAGAGCAACTATGTTTATTAATACAGCTCTTGATAATTCAGCTAAATTCAATAAATCTGGGTTAAAACGTCAAAAGTATAATCTAATTAATGAAATTAAAAATCATTATGATTTAAATACATTCTTTGGTGCAAAAATCAAAGACTATAAAGAATTAGCAGCATTATATACATTAATAGAAGGTGTAAGCAACGATAAAGACACAGATACTAACCAATTAGTAAATAATAAAATTACTTTAATTGAGTTTTTAACTAAGGATAAAGTATCAACTGAACGAAAAGATTTAGTATTAGAAGAATATTCTACATATGACAAAGATACTAGAATTCTTACTCAGAAAATAATGTTAGAAAGGTTTAATGATAAGTATAATACTTTAACTTCTGATCAAAAACAAGTATTAAAAGAATTTATTAATTCAGTAGATTCCACTCCTGGATTGAGAAAATTTTATAATATTAAAATAACAGAATTAAAAAATACATTAAGTGCTGAATCTAAAAATATAAAGGATAAAGCTACAAAGGTTAAAATAACCGAAATATCTAAATTTTTAACTGAATTAAATAAAACTGATAAAGTAAACAGTAATAATTTAGTTGATTTGTTGCAATACTATGATTTAGTAAATGAAATAAAAACAGCAAATGGCCAAGTACAAATTAAAGCTTAAAGAAGCTCCCGCTCCTAATTTAGCTAAACAGGGTAATTACAAAATCGGTGATATCACTTATTCAAAAGATGGTGACACTAGGTTTGCTGTTGATGATATTAATCCTGACAGTGGGCAAGTATCTTGGAAAGTAACTACATTACCTAATTTTGATAAATTATTTGATGATGTAACTGATGCTGCTATGTCGGCTAAAGGTGTTTATACCAAAGTAAAAGATGACGAAAAGTTTAGAGAGTTTTATGAAGAATTAAAACAAACTAGAAACAAAATCAGAACTCATTTACGTACAGAATACCCAGAAGATTATAAAAGAATGACTATGAATGAAGGAGATGTAGAAGAAATGTCTATGTCAGGTGGTGCAGGTGCTTATAATACACCTTATGCATTTGTAAGAAAGAAAACAAAAGGTAAAAAGAAAAAATCTAAATATAAGATGAATAAACCTTCAGGTTTAGTAAATTATATGGATTATTCAACAAACGAGGGAAAATTAGGTGATGGGGCAGATTTAGGTCCTGGCCCTAAAGCAAGTGAAGATGGAGTTAAAGATAATGCATACGTAAAACAATTCAAATACAAGTTAGTTCCTAAGAAAAATGG